AAAGAATGTCGTTTGACTTCGTAGAAAACTTCACAGTTCAATTACCTGACTTTTCTAAGTCAGATGTAGATTTTTCAGAGTCTTTTAATTCTAAGCATGGTTTGATTATTGAGGTAGCGGCTATACATGAAGGCTTAACCTCAAACTATAATAATTACTCTGCTCTAGAGTTAGAGAAAGCTTTACAATCATGGGTTGAACCATACCCCAAGCCCATCATACTAAATCACGACCTTAACACCGAGCCTATAGGTAGAGTCATCGCTGCAAAAATGGACAAGGAACAAGATGGCTCACCATTTGTTAGATTGCAAATAGCAATTACTGATCCAGTGGCAGCTCAAAAAGTTATGGACAAAAGGTATCTAACTGGTTCAGTTGGTGGTAGAGCGGGTAAAGCTGTTTGTAGTATTAGTGGAGAAGATTTGGCATCAGAAGACGATTCTGGTAGGCCAAGAGTTCCTAAGTATAAGAGAGGTAAAGTATACAAGGGCAAACTTGCGTACATAGATATGCAAGATATTTCTTTCAAAGAATATTCTTTTGTCAATCAACCCGCAGATCAAAAATCTGGAGTTAGATCCACAAAAGTCACAGACGGTAACGTTTCAGTTTCCAACTCGGATGATTGGGTCGCAAAAAGCTCAGCGTTTGTTCTTAGTATGGATAATGAAGATATATTCTCAATTGATGAGAATAAATCTATTTTGAAAGAAATGAAAAAGAAAGAATCAAAACCAATTTATCTTCATTTAAAGGGTGCGTTTCTAACCGCACTAGCTCTCCATGAGAGTGAAAGTGATATAAATAATACAAAATCATTACTATCTAATGAAGATTATAATAAAACAAATTCTGAGGAGACCCATAGCATGGATGATGTCACAAAAGACGAAGATATCTTGGCTGTAGCTACTGGCTTAAGTGAAGATCTATCTAATATTGCTGCCTCTGCAAGTGCAGAAGAATCTGTAGACGCAGCAGAGGAAACTTCAGAAACAAGCGAAGAAGTACAGGATAAGACCGAAGAGGCTCCAGCTTCTGACTCCGAAGAGAGTCAGGTTGTTTCTGATAGCGAAGAGATCTCATCTGACGATTCAGAAGAGGCGGAAGTACAAGATGTAGATTCCGAAAATGCTGAAAAGCCAGAAGAGTCATCATCAGGGGAAGACACTGATGATGAAGTTCAAGAAGATGCTGCTGAACACGAAGTTCTCAGTGCGGAAAAAGACAGTGTTGAGCATGATGCTCAGCAGCTTAATGAAAAAGTAAAGCTTCTTGAAGAAGAAAATGCTCGCCTTAAGGGTGCGCTACATATGACTTTAGTAGAAAGAGTCGTTGATACTAAAATTACCCTTGGTTATGAGTCGGTTGAGGATCGTGAAAAGCTAATTAGCGAACACGCATGCAGAACCGCATCATCATTAGCCGATACTCTAAGAGACCTTGCAAAAGCTCCTGTGAAAATAGCTAAAAGAATTTCTAATTTCATCGGAATACCACAGGTAACTTCAGAGGCAGAGGTCACTGAATCAGAGGATAATGTAGTAACAATTGATAAAGAGGAAGAAGAAATTAAAAAGTCAACTCCTGTTGAATCTTTTGAGCAAGTTTTAGTAGATACTCTTATGGGTAGACGTAAACTCTAATTATAAATTAAGGAGATAACAAAATGAGTTTAGCAAAATTCCGCAAGGTACATAGCAAGACAGGTTCCGGTCGCTTCGTAGTTTCAGAAGGCGTTGCTCCCGCAGCTTACTTGCTCCCACACCCAGGTCTACCAACATGGTACTTGGATAGTGAAGATGACCGATTTGAGGTTGTCATTCCTAAGGGAACAATTTTGTCAGTTGTCGCTGACAGCAATGGTGACGCCCGTGTCGTACCAGCTAATGGTACAGCTTCAAGCAAGTCATGGGGTGACACAATGGCCGGATGGGATCCACTAGATGGAGCTACCCCCAGCTCAACATCTGGCTCAACAGACACAGTTACAGTTGCTGCACGTTCAATCCCTATCGGATGTGCACAATACGATCTCTACAGACCATTTGATAAAGGTACTTCACAAGGTGCCGGTTTCATTACACACGGTTATGTGGAGTACCCAATGGTTGCAGGAATCAATGATGACGTAACAGTCGGTTCACTGGTTCGCTCTGACAACATGGGTCGTCCAGTAGCTGCTGCTGCTGCTGATTTTTTCAACAGCAATGCCGCATACAGCTACTTGCAAGTCGGTAAGGTAGTCGAAGTTGAAAAGTTTGCTACAAACTTTGACGATGGCCTCCTTAGCTACATGCAGCTTCCATCAGATCCAGGCGCTTTAAAGACCGTATACGAGCTTACTCGTGCAGGTACTTATAGTGGTAAGCTTGGTATTCGGGCAAACCTGGACGTAAATAATGTCCTGGGCGCATTCCGCGTCAATTTGACACTCTAATCCAAAAAATAATAGCACAGGAGGAATAATCCTAAGATGAGTAAGACAATTCAAGAGCTCCTCTCAGGTCTCCCAGCTTGGGAGACTGCATTGACTGAGGACGGGTATATAGACGCAGAGAACAGGGTTACAATTAAGGAAGCCTTTGCATCACCAGATGCAGCTGCACTTTTCCCCAAAGTACTTTCCCGTACTCTGAGAGAAGCAGCTGAGCCACAACTTCTTGTGACTCCTCTGCTCTCCACTGTTCGCCTCGGAAAGGGGCGCTCTTTGGAGTTCCCAGCAGTCAATGCAATCCAAGCTGCAGAGATCCCAGAGGGACAAGAGTATCCAGAGCAAGCACTCGCCTTCGCAAAGCAGGTAGAGGGCAAAGTTTCAAAGAAGGGTGTAAAACTAGCTTTCACTGAGGAAGTTATCGCAGACTCACTTTGGGACATTGTCGGTCTACATGTCCGCGCTGCAGGCCGTGCCATGGCTCGTTTAAAGGAGCAAATTGCTCTTAGCCGTTTCAAGGACGCAGCTACTATCGTTTTCGATAACGATGATGCTGGTTATGATGACACAACAGGTCGTGACATTAACGGCGCTGCCAATAAGACAGTAACCTGGGATGACATCATTGACATGGCTGCTGTTTTGATGGCTGAAAATCATATTCCAACAGACTTCATTCTTCACCCACTCATGTGGTCGGTCTTCCTCAAGGATGCCATCTTCCACGCAGGCGGTGCAGCATCAGGTGTTGGAACAAGTTGGGGTTATCGTCCCCAGTCAGCAGACAGTGCGCTAAACGCCACTGCCCCAATGGGCTTGAATGTTCTGGTATCACCATTTGTTAGCTTCACAGCTAAGAATGGTGGAACAGCAGCCAAGTCAGACTTGTTCCTTATCGACCGTAATGAAGTCGGTTCACTCCTAGTCAAGGATGACATGAGTACAGATCAGTTCGATGATCCAAGTCGTGACATTCGTTCACTTAAGATGAAGGAGCGCTATGACATCGTAATGCTTGGTGACGGTGAGGGTATCACAGTCGCTAAGAATGTCAGACTCAGCCGCAACTACGAGGTAGCAGTTACCAACGAGATGCCCTGATAAGAACCTTAGGGTTGTTATAGTTACTAAAAAAC